AACAGGATTACATTTTGAACATCGTCCTGGTATGGTAAATTTTAGCATTGTTGGTCGCAATGCTAACTTAGAAGAACGTGCTATGTACAAGGAATGGGACGAACACAAAAACGAACGTAATACAATCGCAAAAATATTTTGTGAACTATTTCCAGATATTGAAGCAAGGGTAGGCGGGGAAACAGGAATAGATATATATCCAAAAGGCAGTGATAAAAGTCAAATAGTAGAAGACTTTGATCCTGTTAATGATATTCTACACTTTTTTGGAGATAGAATGGATATAGCGGGCAATGACTATCCTTTGAAAAAGGTCATACTTGACAATGATCTTGGTTTTTGCTATAATATAAAAGACTACAAAGAAACTTGGAAAATATTACAAGATGAATTCTCAATCTAAACGTATAGGCTTCGCATGTAAGTACATGCATCCAAATCAAACACAAAAGAAAAAATTACTAGAGGAAATACAGCGACCACTAAACACACGATCAACAACTGTTGCTTGGTTGAATAGACAAACACGTGAAGTTGCTGAACAGCGTCTATGGGACATTATGGTTCATAACATACAAAGTTATTGGAACCTTGTTAACTATGTAGGAGGACTACCGAATGAATTACGTATGGTTAGGTTGGGAAGTGACGTCCTACCTGTTTATACTGAGCCTACTTGGTCTTACTTCTGGCGCAAGCCTGATGTACGACAATATTGTGAAAGGAACTTGGCTCACGTCGGCGCAAAGGCTCGTGAACTGGATGTTAGGCTTTCTATGCATCCTGGTCAGTTTACTGTACTTGCGTCAGATAATCCTGATATCGTTGAACGGAGCATAGAAGAATTTGAGTATCACATTGACATCGCCAGGTGGATGGGTTACGGTAAAGATTGGCAGGACTTCAAGTGTAATGTCCACATCTCCGGTAGACAAGGTCCAGCCGGTATCATCAACGTCCTTCCAAGACTGTCTCCAGAAGCACGAAACACACTTACTATTGAAAACGACGAAATGTCGTGGGGAATCGACGCAAGCCTCGAACTTGAAAAACACGTCGCACTCGTTCTTGACATACACCACCACTGGGTCAATAGTGGAGAATACATTCTACCAACCGATGATAGATTTGCTCGCATAGTAGATAGTTGGCGTGGTGTACGTCCTGTTATTCACTATTCGGTATCACGTGAAGATGTTCTTGTAAACTTTCCTACACATGTTAAACCTAGCATGCCTGTATTATTAGAATCAGGTTACAAGAAACAAAAACTTCGTGCTCACAGTGATTACATGTGGAATAACGCAGTAAATGACTGGGCATTATCATTCTGGGATTATGCAGATATTATGGTCGAAAGTAAAGCAAAGAACTTAGCCAGCCAAAAATTGCATAAATATTATCATGAAACTAACGGAAATAGCAGACAAGAGTTGTCCGAGAACACGGGCACAAGAATGTCAATGCTCGCAACTGAATTCGCTTAATGAAGCAAAAGAACAGGTAACTGCTCTTTGCGAACTTGAACAAAGTGAAACTGTTAAAGGCACAATTCTGTTAAGACAACTCAAACAAGGTACAGGTACTGTTATTGTAGGACGTATTACAGGACTTGAACCAGGCGAACATGGATTTCATATACACGAGTTTGGTGATTTGACAAATGGCTGTGAAAGCGCCGGTGGTCATTATAATCCCGATGATGTAGATCATGGTGATTTAGATAATGGACACATAGGTGATTTAGGAAATGTCACAGCGAACACAAACGGCATAGCCGACTTTACCATTATAGCAAAACGTGTTGACCTTATTGGAGAACGCAGTGTTATAGGTCGTGCTATTGTTATTCATTCTAACGAGGATGATCTTGGCAAAGGCGGAGATGAAGAATCGCTTAAAACCGGAAACGCAGGCGAACGACTTGCTTGCGGGGTAATTATATTAACAGACAAATAGGAGAATACAATGTTTGTATGGCTTAAAAACCTAACCAATTGGCTTTTTCCATCTGCTCCTGAAGAGAAGGAACCAGCAAAAAAGCCAGCCGCAACAAAGAAACCTGCGGTTAAAAAAACTACCACTAAAAAAGCACCTAACAAAGGAGCAAAACGTGGCAGACCAAAAACTAAAAAGGAGTAAATCATGTTACAAAAATGGATTAACGCTCGATTAAAAGAACGTACAACACTTGACGGTGCAGTATTAGTTGCCGCTGGTATTGCGTTTTTAATTTTCAAACCAATTGCGGCGCTATTTGCATACGGTGCTATCGCATACGGTGCTTGGACTATTTGGAAGTCTGAGTAATTAAATGGATTCACATGATGCCTTTCATAAAACACTAGACACAGTACAAAATGATTCTCAACTTTGGGAACAAGTTGGACCTGCTGTTATAGATTGTTTGAAGGGCATCTTTGATCCTGAAATTTCTTTAAACGTTTACGATCTTGGATTAATTTATGATCTAAAGATTACTGAAAATGGCACGTTATATGTGCTTATGACGTTTACTAGTGCTTGGTGTCCTTTTGCTGACGAATTGCTAAAACAAGTTAGAAACCTAACACTAGAATCACACAGTAAAATACACAAAGTTGAAGTGGTTACAACCATGTTACCACAATGGGGCAAAGATAAGATAGCGGAAGAATACCGCGATCTAATGCCTTTTTAAATCTTACTAATATCTATTTCACTGCCTGCGGGCATATTCCATACTAAACGTTTCTGTACACCCTTCTTTTGTGCAAATCTCTTAGGATCACACTTCTCGCATACGTGAAAATAATTGTCGCTTAACCGTTTAGGATCAACCTTGCCTTTCTCACGTTTGAATTCTGTTTCGCACTCATCACAGATAAACACTGCAACCTGTTTCATGCGTTTGTAGGGGTGTATTTTGCCCTTTTTGCTCTTACGATAATAGTGTGTAATACTGTTTTCTATTCTTACGAACATAATGCTATTTACATTCGGATTATAAAATAATAACATAAATATTGTCATGAGCATCGTAACTGTAACAGATTCAGCAAAAGAACACATGGAAGGCGTACTTGCTAAAGAAGGCAAAAAGTACGTTAAATTAAGCGTTAAGGGCGGCGGATGTGCTGGTTTTACGTATGAGTGGAAGGCTGTAGACGAAGTAGCAGATGACGATGAAGTATTTGAATTAAGCAATGGCAATTTTGCTATTGATGGAGCAGGTTTATTGTATGTAGCGGGTACTACAATAGACTTTAAGAAAGAAGTTTTTGGTTCTTATATGAACATAAGCAACCCTAATGCTACATCAAGTTGCGGATGTGGAGAAAGTTTCGGAGTTTAAAATATGGCACGTCAAGAAGTTAATATTGGTACTACGGGTAATGACGCTACTGGTGATAGTATCAGAACGGGTTTTAATAAAGTAAATCAAAACTTTGTTGAAATTTACGCGGCACTAGGACTAGGTGGTGGATTAAACTTTCAAAACCTAGATAACACACCAGCGACAATTACTAGCAATAAAGTTATTGCAACAAACGCAACAGGTGATGCTATTGTTGAAAAAACAATCGAAGGCGATGGTTTAACAATTGATAACGCCGCTGATCCTACTAAAATTATTATTAGAAACACTGGTACAGAAGTTGTTCGTGATACAACGCCACAACTTGGCGGAAACTTAGACGCACAAAACTTTTTAATTGAAAACTTAGGTACTCCAACCAAAACACAAGACGCTGTAACAAAACAATATGCTGATGATAAATTTATTGACGGCGCAGGTGATACAGCAACAGGACAAATTTTATTACAAGACGGTAGTGGAAATCCAAGAACACCAAGTTTAAATGACGAAGCGGCAAACAAACAATATGTAGACAGCAAGGTAGCACTAGCCGGTGATTCCATGACTGGACCGTTATTGTTGTCAGGAACTCCGCAGTTTGGTGACAACGGATTAACTGCCGCAACAAAAGATTATGTAGACAAAAATAGTTTTGTAAGTACAAATAATATCTTTGTAAGTAAATCTGGTAGAACAGAAGCACAGATGAAAGCAAGAGGTGTTGACCAATCACAAATAGGACGTTCACAAGCATACGCATTTGATACTGTTAGAGAAGCATGTTTCTATGCAGAACGTATCATGAAAGGTGATATCGAACTTAAGAAACAAGGACTTTACACAGGAGATGTTTTTTGGAAAGTTCCAGGTAAAAAGCCGGGTGAATATACAATCAACCTTGCGGCAGATGGTACAGAAGATTTAACAAATGTTCTTGCAAACAAATTACTTGTTGATAACAGAAGATTTGTTCAAGAGGAAACACTTGCATACATTGAAGCAGAGATTAACGACGGCGATAACACTGATGATTTTGCAAGCACATTTACATTTGATAGAGATTACTGTTATAGAGACATTGGATTAATTATTGATGCTATAAGTTTTGACTTAACCTACGTAGGAAATTCAAAAACTGTAGATGCCGCATTAAGTTATTGGAACGGTGCTACATCAAAAGTTGCTGGACAACAAGCAGAAACAGTTGCGGCAATTAATTTTGCAAAAGATCTTATTTTAAACAATGTTTTAACAAACACACCTTACGTGGCTCCAAGCAATTTGCAAAATCCAAATGCTTACACATTGCTTACAAATAACTTAGACTTTATTGCTGATGAAGTTATTGCTTATATTGATGATGCAATAAGCACAGGCACTGGAATTTACTCAGGGTTTGTTTATGACTCTGTAAAATGTCGAAGAGATACAAAACTTATCCTAGAAGGTGTTGCTTTTGATTTAAGATACGGCGGTAATACTAAGTCAAGAACAAATGCACAAAGTTATTGGGATGGTGCAACTAGTCAGGTTGCTGGACAACAACCACAAACAATTGATTCTTTAGATTATGCTAGAGATCTTGTTAACAATTATATTTTAACCAATACACCATTTACTGCAAAACAAATATCATCAACACAGTTTACAAATTCATTAAATGGTGAAGCGGCGGCAATTACAAAAGTAACAACATTAATGAACAGCATTACTTCTGTTATTAACACAGGATTAAGTGCCGTTCCAGCATACCAAGGAACATTTAGCAATCAAAGCGGTTATGAACAATTTATTGATAGTAGTGTTATTGCTGAAAGCGGAGCATCTGCAACAATATCATCGTTAATGGGAATTATTACAGATGTAATAACAAATGGAACAGGATCGGCTCCGGCTAAAACAGGTGGCAATGGAAGAGAAACAAATATTCCATTACCTGAAGTAACAATTTTTGTTGAATCGGGAGTATATGAAGAATACTTCCCTATTGTTATTCCTGAAAACGTTTCATTAAAAGGTGACGAATTTAGACGTACAACAATTCAACCATTAATTGGTGTTAGACCTCCACAAAGATCTTTGGATATGATTTTTGAAAGAGGCGACTTATTACGATATAATGGAACATCGCTACCAAAAGAATCAAGATATAGAAATCACTATGATAGCCAATATTCAAGAGCGGATACTTTTAGCGGGTCAGTAAACCAAGCAGGTAATACACAGATTACATTAAAAGATTGTGCGTACCCTCCAGTCAACGGCGTATACTTTGTAAACAACGGTGTAACATATTACGTTAAAGATTGGGCGAGCGATCCAGACAGTGTTGGAGATAGCACAAGATGGAGAGGTAATCTTTACAGTGATATTAACACAACAACAGGCACAACACTAGCAAACACAATTAACAATAATACTGTTATCGAACTTAAGAAACTAAACCAACACATGGACTGTTTCTTAATGAACAATGCAACTATTTTGCGTAATCTATCAGTTCGTAGACATCAAGGGTATGTAAACGTATTAGATCCTGAAGGACAAATTTTAACCAAATCACCTTATGTTCAAACTTGTTCATCATTCTCTGCACAAGGCGGTGGTGGTCAATATGTTGACGGTAATGCTGGTGTTCAGTATGGTACTGTGGTTGACAATCCTGCTTCAGGTAGCACAATTACACTACAAGGATTAACAAGACGTATTCAATTACCAACCACATTCCTTTATCAAGATTCAAGAAACTTTGTTTCAGGTGTAAGCGACTTTGAAAAGTTCACATATAGAGTTATCGGTGCAACTGCACCTGTTGATGATGGGTTAGGTGCTGGTACTTACAAACAAACACTTACTCTTGCTTCAGATACACTAATACAATCAAGAACAAGATCAAACTTAGCAGGTGATATTCCACAAGGCACAGAAATTAGAGTTGAAACTGCTGGTAACAAGTCTATGACTGCAAACGACTACACACAAATTAACAGTGATGGTTATGGATTGGTTGCAACAAACGCAGGTTTAATTGAAGCGGTATCAGTGTTTACATATTACTGTGATGTTGCTTATTGGGCACGTAACGGTGGACAGATTAGATCACTAAACGGTTCTAACGGTTATGGACGTATTGGTATTCAGGCAGAAGGTTCAGATCCAAACGAAAACCTACAAAGTGGTCAAACATTCTTTAGACAAGTTAATGCAACAGCAACTGGATCTCCAGATGTGGACTATACACAAACAGTAAAAGCACACACTATCGATAGTGGTGATAACATTACTGGAAACACTGCATTAATAATTAAAGATTTTGATTATCTACCTTTTGAAGATTCAAGAGTTGTTTTAACACAATTTTCATCTAATAATGACACAACAGAATATGTTGTTAACGAAATCATTCCTGCTAATTTAGACATTGCATCAATAACAATTGGTAATCCTTGTAAAGTTACAACAAGTTCACAACACTATTTTAGACACGGATCTGTTGTTGAACTTACAGGACTAAATGGTAATGGATTTACAACAATTGACGGTGCTTACTACATAGATGTTAACAGTGGTAATGGTACTACGGAATTTTTCTTATATACTGATTCAGGTTTAACAACAGGATTTGATAGTAGTGCTGTTCAAGATGGAGCATATAGTGGATCAGGCGGTTCGGCATTATACGGTGGTCGAGCAACATTAAGTTTAGGAAGTTCGCTAAACCTAGGTGTTGCAACACAAATTCCAAACGACGGAGTTATGACCCTTACTGTAGGTAAAAAAGTCCTACTTAAAAATATTATAGATGCTCCTAGAGTTCTTCCAAGTAGTGCATTACAATTTGCCGGAGTTGGTATTGATGGACAAGTATTTAGAATTCTAAACGTTGAACGTTTTGATGTACTAGAACCAAGCGGAACAGTTTCCAATATTCAAGAACATCTATTAGATTTACGTGTTCCACCTAATTTAACAGCAGATGTAACAAGTATTGTTACAACTAGAATCTCAACCATGAGAGCAACAGGACATGACTTCCTAAACATTGGTTGGGGTAACTATGCTGATTCAAATTATCCAAATAACGTTTTTGGTGCTCCTGCCGGCAAACCAGATTACAGTTCAGTACAATCAAACGAAGCGGTTGAAGTTGGATCAGGTAGAGTGTTCTACGCAAGTACTGACCAAGATGGTAACTTCCGCGTTGGATCATTCTTCCGTGTTAACCAAGGTGATGGTTCTGTTGAACTTAATGCTAACATTGGTCTAACAAACGTTGACAGTTTAAAATTTACAAAAGGTACTTCAATTGACGAATTTTCAACTGATAGAAAGATGCAAGGACTATCAGATGATGCTGTGCCTACAGAAGGAACTATTGCTGAATACATTAACAGTTCAATAATTGGCCAACACGAAGATGGCAGTGATTTTCCTGAACCAACAACAACAGGTTCACAAACAGGCGGCACTTATGGCTTGTTAAACAGAGCAGGTTACAATGGAACTAATCTTGCTTGGAATAGAATGAATGGTGAATTGAATATGAATAGTAATAAAATTACTAACATATTCCAAGGAACAAACAATACAGATGCAATCAATAAACTTTATGCAGACAATGTGTTCAAAGGTGATTTTACTGATAGTTTAAGAACAGATGTAAAAGCATTTACAATGTTAAACGATAGTACACTCGATAGCGGCACTATCGATATGAATGGTAACAGAATTAAATCACTACGTGATCCTGTAGATGGAAGTGATGCAGTTACAAAACAATATGTTGATTCACAAAACAGTATTGGTGGATTAGAAGGCACAACAATTACTGGTAATCCTAGTAACACGGACTTGTTGATGTTCACAGGAACAAATACCGTTGATGGCTTAGGTAATCCTATCGTCGGAATGGTCAACGTTGGACTAGATACTACAACAAATTCAGATGCTAATTCAAGATTGTTTGGTGAACCATCAGGAACAGGTTCGGATGTAAGGCTTATTAGAGCAGGTAATTCAATTCAAATTGGATTAGCAACAGGTGCTGTTAAAAATGCCGATGTAAGCAACGAAGCCGCAATAGCACAAAGTAAACTTTCTTTAAATCTAGCAACAACAAGAACAACAGCAAATGGCGGCGGTAGAATAATAAGCACAATCTTATTAAACAATCCTATTAGGGTACAAACTTCCACAAATCACGATTTGGTTCCGGGTGATCGGATTACAATTAAAGATGTTCTTGGAACAGTAGAATTAAATGGAAATCAATATTACGTACAGGTTATTAATGCAACCAACGTTGATTTATACACCGATTCAGCACTAACCGCAACAGTAAATGGTGGTAGTGGATTCAGTGCTTATGTTTCAGGCGGTACGGTAACCAACTCTAGATTGTTACAGGAAGCAAGTGGTTTAGCAAGTTTTGACGATGACGAGTTTACACTAGATAATGGTTGGGTTACTCACAGAACATCAACAAGCATAACAACAGGCTTACCGCTAACAAAACTACAGCAACAGGCGGCATCTAGTATATTAGGTGTACCTGCAGGTGCTGGCTCGGCGGCAGTTGTACAGCCATTGATTCCATCTGCTGTTAGAACAATTCTTAATGTTGAAGATGGTGCCGATGTAACAGATTATACCAACGTTAAAACTGCTGGTGCTATCATGAAAGATGGTACTGTGTCAATGAATGACAGCACAGTTCTTAAAGTTTATGACCTAGAACCAAAAACAGACAATCAAAGAGATTTAGGTAGCAGTACAAAATATTGGAATGACATTTACGGTACAACTTTAAATGCAGAAATTATTAAAAAGAAAGCAAGCGGTACTAATTTAACAATTCAAAATAATGCAGGTACTACTGCTTTAACAATCGCTGAAACAGTAGCAAACTCTACCTTTGCAGGTAGTTCTGCAAAATTAACAACAGCAAGATCGATCACACTAAGTGGTGCTGTAACATCAAGTGCTATTAACTTCGACGGTAGTGCTAACATAACAATTTCAACAAGTGTTAATCACAATCACGATGCTGATTATGTAAATGTCGGTGGTGACACAATGACTGGTACTTTGATCAGTCGTGCTATTAGACCGGACGGTAATAACACATACGATTTAGGTACAAGCGGAAACAAATATGCCAATGTTTGGGCAACAACATTCCAAGGTACTGCTACAAGTGCAAGATTTGCTGACTTGGCTGAGAATTATTTAGGTGATAATACCTATGAGCCAGGTACAGTTATTGTGTTTGGTGGACAAAACGAAGTTACCGTTTCACAAGATTATATGACAACCAAGATTGCTGGTGTTGTATCAACCAATCCTGCACACTTGATGAATTCAGATTTAGCAGGAGACTTTGTTGTTACTGTAGCATTGCAAGGTCGTGTACCATGTAAGGTTTTAGGTAAAGTTAACAAAGGTGATATGATTGTAGCAAGTGACGTACCAGGTGTTGGTGTTGCAAGCGACAATCCAAAACTAGGTTCAGTAATTGGTAAAGCGTTGGAAAATTATGATAATTCAACAGAAGTGGGAACCATCGAAGTTGTGGTGGGTAGACTGTAAATAAGGGTGTAGGAAACTATTATGGCAATACAAACAATTAACATAGGTACTAATCCAAATGATGGTACAGGTGACGATCTAAGAACGGCGTTTGATAAAGTTAATGATAACTTTGCTGAATTGCTTGCTGTTGGTGGTGAAACCAATACTGCTTCCAACTTAGGTATAGGTGAGGGGGTCTTTAAACAAAAAGCAGATCAAGATTTAGAGTTTAAAACACTTAGAAATAACGATGGAAAAATTGTCATAACTTCCGACTCTAACAGCATCTACCTAAACACAAACAACCTAGCAGATAACGACTTTGGTAGCATTCAAGTTGATAACGGAGACTTAATTACAGCAACAAGTTCTAGTGCTACTTTTGGAATTAAAAGTGGAAACACAAATATTGACGTAACCAAAAGCGGGAATGATGTAGTAATTACAGGTGTGTTTGATGTCGTTAACGATACATCACCACAACTTGCTGGCAACTTAGAATTATTAAATCATAACATCACAGGTCCAGGTAACTTAGTTGCTATTAGCAGTATTGACACAACAGCATTAGACACAGATACTTTATTAGTTAATACAACTTCAACATTTACAGGCAATGCACAGTTTAACGGAGTTCTTACAGCCGCTAATGGAATAGTTGTTGCAGGCGGACAAACACTACAAGGAACTGTAGATGGAAATTTTCAAGGATCATTTAGTGGTGCTATAGACTTTAACCAACAAACACTAAGCGGTGGTGCAAGAATAGAAATCGACGCATCACTTACAAACCAATCACAACCAACTGTTGTTGGTACACCTGCAGGATTAACATATAGAGATTATAGTTTAGGAATTCCTCCACTAACAATACAAACAAACGAAAACAGACCAGTTGAGTTTATTTCTAGAGGACAAGTAGACAGCATTCCTCAGGTTCCGTTGATTATCGAACACGTTGTTGATACTGTTAATTTTCCAGCAACACAATATAACAATGGAGCAGGTAGTGCTATACAGTTTGCCGTTGATTCAACAAGTGTTTCACAGGATAGAAGATTACTAGGTAGTATTAGTGCTATTAAAGTTAGTGATCCTTTAAATGCTGTAATCATTACACCTTATGATCCAGCACAAGGTGTTGCTACACCGGCAAAATTTATTTTTCAAAGTGATGGATTTGCTCAAATTGATGATATTGGGTTTGACGGCGGTAACGCAACAATCAGTACATTAGTTTCAAATAAAAATTTAAAGTTAGATGCTTCAGGAACAGGATACGTTGATTTCTACGGAGCATATCAGTTTCCAAGAACAATTGGTAACGCAGGTGAAGTATTAACTGTTCCACTTTCAGGTACTGTATTAGAATGGGGTGCCGGCGGTGGTGGTGGTGGTGGAAGTTCAACTTTCGTAGGACTTTCAGATACTCCAGGATCATACGCAGGAGGTGCAGGTGATGCTCTTAAAATAGTACGTGTCGCGGCAAGTGGTACAGCATTAGAATTTGTAACACTAACAAGTGTTGTTGATAGCACATACATTGATACCAATGGTGGCTTGTTAAAAGCAGGCGGTACAATGGCAGGTGATATTAACCTAGGAACAAATAATATCACAAACGGTAATGCTATTAGTGCAACAACATTTAACGGTACACATAACGGTGATGTAACAGGTGCAACAACAGTTACAACAACTAACATAAATGTAAGCAACATAGATACCGCAGACTCAAGTGAAATTACAGTAACTCCTGGATTGAAATTAGAAAGTTATCTAACAGTCGAAAGTAGTTTAAATGTACTAGATACAACAACTACTAAAAACTTAACAGTAACAAACGATGCTACAATTACAGGTAACGCAAATGTAAACGGAACACTAACAGCAGATAATTTCCAACTTAGTGGAAGTGGTGCTCCTTCATTTACTTCTGGTAGTGATATTAATTTTAGTGCTGTAGGACAATTAAGCACAAATGCTCCATTGGTTCCAACTGGAGACGGAACTATTAACCTAGGAAGTGCAAGTTTTAAATGGCAAAATGTTTATTCAGATGAGTTTACCGGCGATCTTACAGGTAATGTAACTGGAAATGTTTCAGGCAATGTAACAGGTAATGTTGATGGTATCGTTGGAGGTAGTACTCCTGCGGCTGTTACTGGTACTGTAATTACTGCTAACACAAATTTTGCAGGTCCACTTACAGGTAATGTAACTGGTAACCTATCAGGATCAAACATCGATGTTGATTATGCTGACGTTGGTAACATTCGAATTGAAGGTAACAGCATCGAAACAGCAAACTCAAACGAAAACATAAGAATTGCATCTTTAGGTACTGGTGTTATTGAATTAGACGGAAATGTTAATGTTGCAGGAACAATAAGTTATGCGGCAAACGAAGATATTACCATTGGTGGAACAGCAACTCCTTCAGTTTTAAGTACATCTAATAATATTAGTTTTATTACCACAGGAAACTGGACCGCAGTTGGTGCTGATTTTGCGTATGCAAATTTAGGTGATGGTACATATGACGGGCAAGTTAAAATTATTAAAGTAGTAAACAGAGGCCAGTTTAGTACAAACGGCGGTGCTACATTTACAGATAGATATTTGGTAGTTAACTTAACAATCAACGGTGCTGTTAGTACGTTGAATGTTTCACAAAATTCGGAATACGGTGCTGTGACACTGGTATGGCATAACAGCAGTTGGTGGATACTAAGTCAGTTTGATAGTTAAGGTAAATACTGGTAAGAGGATTACAAATGGCTAAACCAGTATGGAACACAACAGCAGGTAGTTTAGGAACTATCCAGGAAAGAACAACACAATCATTAACTCTTTCCGCTACCAATGCTACATCATTTTCAATAATAAGCGGATCTCTTCCGGGAGGTTTGCGTCTGTCAAGCAATAATATTGTTGGTACTCCTTTTGAAGTTGCAGACACAACAACATCAGAATTTGTTATCCGTGCATCTAACAGCGAAGGTTCTATAGATAGAACATTTACTATTACAATTGAAGGCGAAGATGCTCCATTTTGGTTGACTCCTGCAGGAACACTACCTGTTGGACCACAAGGTGAATATTTTATTTTAAATAGAAGCGTTGTTGATTATCAATTAAGTGCCGACGACTCAGATTTAGTAGCGGGTGATAAGTTAGAATTTTATTTAGATGATTTATTTGGTGAATTGCCACCAGGTCTAACAATAGACATTAACGGTAGAATCACAGGTATTATTGATGCTGAACTAACTGTAGATTATAAAGCATCAAGTACCAATTATGATAGACAGCAATTTGATTTATTCCCGTATGATTATGGCGGAGGCGATGACGGAAGCGGTGCTCCAAAATATTTAAATAGATACTATGAATTCTTTGTAACTGTTTCAGATGGTGTTACTCGTGCAAGAAGACGTTTTAGAATTTTTGTTGTTAATGAACAGAACTTTAGATCAGATACGTTAAGTATTAGTGCTGATACAGAAACCTTTATTTCAAGTGCTACATATCTACGTGCACCAATTTGGTTAACAACAGGTAACCTAGGAATAAAAAGAGCAAACAATTATGTTACAATACCATTAGAGGTTTATGATCCTAATAAATTTAGTGGTGCTGTAACCTACAGTTTGATTAATAATGCTGACTCAACGGTAAGTGTATTGCCAGAAGGCATGTCTATTGATTCTACCAACGGTGTATTGTTTGGTAAGGTACCTTATCAACCAGCAGTTACACAAACTTATACTTTTACAGTTAGGGTCGAAAGAGATGATCCTAATTCTGCAGAAACGGTTGTTAATGATAGACAATTTATTTTAAAAATACAAGGCGAAGTCGATAGTACAATTACATTTACAAGTCCAGAACTGCTTGGCATATTATCACCTAACCAAACATCCACTCTACAAGTTTATGCAACCACAATTCTAACAAATGCGGACATAAGATATAGTTTTGTAGACGGAGTGTTGCCTCCAGGTTTGATCTTATCAGGCGGTGGGGAACTAATTGGCAAGGTTAATCAGTTTGAAACTACTGCTGGTGCGGCAGACGGATTGTTAACAATTGATCTATCTAATTTTGGACTAAACAGTTTTATTTTAGATGGCGGTACAACTACAATTGATAGAGAGTTCCGTTTTACAGTACAAGCAAGAGATTACTATCAACAAAGTGCAGTAGAAAAACAATTTAGAATTGCTGTTACAGCAGATACAACAACACAGTATAGTAATATATACTTGCAACCATTATTACCTAAATCTAAACGTCAATATTATTATGATTTTATAACAGATAATAAAATATTTC